TACGTTAATTGGCTGACCAAATCGAAGCAGCTTAGCCCCGAATCCATCAGTTCCAAGTGTATACGTATCAACACCAGTAGATGTGCTGACTGCTGAAATGGTTCCCAGAACTCCATTTCCGCCTGTCATACACAGAGAGTTTACTGCGCGTCGAAATTCTGGCATCGCGCTAGCAATTAGGTCTTGATAGGCATTGACTACTGCTTTCTCAGACCTATCAGTTGACCACTCTGCCAGTTTCGACCACTGTAATGCATATTTCAAATGCGCTACAGTAACTACAGCCTTATCGAAGTATGGCCCATCACCCAGACCCATATCACCGTTATCTGGATTAAAGTGACCAAAACGACCACCAGGCCGAAGTTTCATGGGGACTCTCATAGCCCTATTTGATACAGGCTGTGCGTTGGTTGCTTTGTCTACTTGACTATAGAACATTTGTTCCAAATCAAATAGTGTAGGAAGTTTCTTGTCTATCCTCTCAACCTCCGCGCTCGATACACTAGCTTCCGCTTGAATCTCGAATACTCCCCAAGGAGTCTCTGAGAATATCCGCGGAATTAATGAGAGTAAACTTCTCATATTCTGTTTTTACCTCGCTTTTATCTAGCTCTCAGAATATCAATGTCTGTGAGTGGCTTCTTGAGCTTTTCCTGTCCTCTATTTTCCCTACTATCCCTATTATACTCTCCTTGACTTTTTCTATACTCTCTTCTAGTCTCTTGCCTATCCTTACCTTTGCTTGCCTCTTCTTTACCTTTTTTCTTACCACCCAAAGCTTCTGAAACTAATTTAGCACGCAGGCCGGGAACTAATGATTTCGCACGGGCCAGAGCCGTGTTAATTATTCTGGACTTGAAATCATTAGGATAGTTATTGTTCTTGGCTTGTCCAAAGAGACTTTTAATCTGGCCCATATATCTAGGGTCAGATTCCATCTGCTTCCTAACACCACGTAGAATATCTTCAGTCAGCTTAGCTTTATTATATTCAGTGAGTCGTTCTTCCTTATCCAATCCCTCTCGAATCAGCCTGCTCATCTTGGAGATATAAGAATTATCAACTGAGCGAGAAAAGTTATCCACCTCTCTCGCATCAATTTGAGCTAACCTCTCTCTGTATTGTTTCTTCTCATCTGATTCTTTTTCTTCTTTAAATTCTCCCTCACCTTTCGTTTTAGAATCCAGATTAAGGTCCCCAAAAAAGTACCTATGGATATAGAGAGCCGCTCTACCCAGGTCGCCATCTTTTCCATTTCCCTCTCTAAAAGCTGCTCTCAGTAATTGTTTTATTGGGACTGCGGCTGCTTCATAATAAAGTTCCTTATGCTCTTTTTGTAGGTATGGTAGTACACGAAGAGCGAGCTTACTAAATGAATCTTTATTTGTATCTGCTACTACCTTCAAAAACTTATCTGGGTTTCCATCATTGATAACATCATTTTCTATTTTGCCCAGAATATCAGCTCTCTCAGCCGCAACTTGAGCATCTTTAGGTGATGCAAAAACTTGTGAAAATTGAAGCTCACGATAAATAGTCGCCTTCAAGTCCGGGAACTTCTTAAAGAAGTCTGGATACGTTTTCTTAATATCCGCAGCCCTTGTTACTTGCTCTAATTCCTTTTCTTCTTCAGTTTCTTCCTCTTCTTCCTCTTCCTCTAGTTCATCATCTTCTTCCTTTTCGTCGTCTTCTTCGGTATCCTCATCTTCTTCCAGTTCCTCATCTCTCTCAGAATCTTTATCTTCTCCGTCCTTATCTCCATCATCCTCCTTATCGCCCTCTTCCTTCCCATCCTTCTTATCATCTGAATCATCATCGGTTTCATCGGTTTTATCGGTTTTATCGATTTTATCAGTTTTATCATCTTTATCGGTAGATTTGTCTTGTAATTCTTTTATATCACTAACTACACCTATGCCGCCGCCATCCATAACTCTGAAAAGCATCGTCAAGAAATTCTTAAGTAACATATCTATCCCTCACTATCATTAGCAGCAGTTGGATGAGGTTCACCGGGCTGGCTAACTCCTGTAGGAGCTATTGTTTTAGCTTGTGCAGCCATTTCATGTTCTCGGTAGTGTGCAATACAATTTTGATATCCTTGAGGATTAGTCTTATAAAGCTGAACTCCTACTGTGTCAACCAATATATTCTTCAAGACTAGCATATGGATGGGGTGGTCATCTACTACTATGTCAATAGGCACAGAGGAATGGCCTTCATCCATAGGTGCGGCTTGGCTTAACTCATAATATTCAGCAAATTGCTTGTCACGGTCGCATGAGCCTGGAATGTAAAACTCTGGCATCGCAACGATTTCTTTGATTATCTCTGTATTACTAGGATGTAATAGTATCTGACCAATTTCTGGTATATTTAGTTGTAATAGGCTCATGAAGAAATCCTTCTTCTGTGCCCATGACTGTGGAATCTGCTGATTTAACTCTGGTTCAACATGACCAATCTTACCTTTAAGTTGGCTAGTGCGAACCCAAACATTTACATATGTTCCATTTTGCTTCTTCGAATAACTCTCGTCCTCTCGTAAATTCTTAGCATAATCCGTAACGCTCTTAGTAATTAGACGATTCCAAAATGTATTTATTACTTGCCAGTTAAGTTGCAGTCTTTGGAGTGCTCTATTTCTACTCTCTTGATATACAGCAGCAGTATCAGAACCTTCTGGTGCCCCACCAAAAATTGATGGGAATGCACCAGAAACAAATTGCTGCTTAACTGTCAAACTCTCGGCAAATCTAGTATATTCTCCCGATAAAGTACTAGTCTGTAATGTGTGAAATCCTTCCGCTAAGCTCTTATCTGGACCGGGAGGTAATGCTGGAACAATCATCCCAGGCATGGCTCGTGTTTCTTTATACTTCTGTAGATTTAGAGTCTTTGGATTAGCAAAGGTTTCAGGGATTCCATACTCGATTGACTGTAAGCCCAAATTGAAAATATCAGTTTCTGCATCAGCTAAAGGTATTAAGTTATTGCCAGCAGCTTCACCATGCACATAATTAGCTCTCGGGTCGAAACTAATCGTCCACTTATCATCTAACTTCTCTTGCTTCTTCTCAACTATTGTATCTCCAATAATTGAAACTGATATACCATCTGGAAACTTGCCGCTCAAAAACTCTGCATCTTCAGCTGATAGATTATAAAAATACCACTCTCTAAACCAAAATATCCGAAGAGTTGCAATGTTCTTCATCGCTCCGGCTAAGTATTCCAATGGTAGTCTACCCCAACGCTCATATCTTTCTGTGTCTCCGCCTTCGGCACTAATTTTGTCCGCATATTCACTATAAACCTTCTTAAACTTAGCTGCATGGTCATCTAGCCTTAATATTAAATATCCAATGCTCTCTTGATTTCGAGCGTATAAAGAGACTTTAACATGAGTCAATCCAAATATATCGAATCTACTTCTTCCTTTAGGAGTTTCTTCATAATTTACTATTTCACTTTCATATTCTATCCTCATTTCTCCTACTGTAGGAATTCCCATTGCGCCACAGCCCATACACTTTGTTGGTAGGTTCTGATTAGCTTGCTGAGTTGGAACTGAAGAACCTAATTGTTCTCCACACTGAGGACAGAATGTATCTACTACTGGCTTTTCTACTTGCCTGGTGATAGGTTTCCGAATGACTCCATAAGCAGCATCTTCCTTGTAGTAATTATACCCAAAGATAGTTCCTTGATTATTTAGGATTACTAGAGCCTTAATTAACATCAATGGAGCTAAATTATGTTTCTGTATTAGTTCACTAATTCTAGTGTAAGCTTCAGCAGTTTCTACGTCATCTGGGTCATCTGAATCATCTGGAGTGAATTCTACATTTGGCAAGCCTGCACTTTGAGCAGCTACTATAGATTCCGTGAATGGCCTATAAATATTTATTAGTTTAATATCATCTAATTCTTCTACGTCTTTAATTACACTATCTAAGCTTCTAAAATCTCGGGCTACTTCGTCATAGAAAAACTTCTGCATATTGTTAAAGTAACATTCATTTCGTTTTGCATCCCGAATGAGCTTTCTCCTTACATCTTCATCTTCACCCTCTGCTTCCTTAATTAAAGTCTTCAGAAGAATATCAATCCTATCTTCCTCTTCATCTTCATCTTTTTGTAGCTCTTCCTGCTCCTTTTCTAAATTCGAATCTAAATCACTCTCCGGCCTGTCGAGTGTATTATCAGAAGACACATTCGAGGCCGGGAGTTCATCGTCAATAAATGGCACCATTAACGCTTACCTACCAAACTGAAAGAGAAGGGAGCCTCTGGGTTTGTTCACCCAGTTAACTGCTCTTCCTAGGCAACAGAAAGGCTCCCATATTAAACTAAACTTATTTAACTTACTCAACTGGCTTTCTCAGATTTATTAGCTTTATCTAATTGTTCCTGAAATAATCTTTCAGCTTCAGTCATCTCGTTCTTTCCCACAATTCCTGTATTCTTCCTGGCTTCAGCTTCTGCTTGTTTTCGTAGAGAGCTTAGGCTATAGAATTTTCTAACTGGCTCTAGTTTCTCTAAATCATATTCCTGCTCTTTTTCCTTAGCTATTACTCCTAGCTTCTCGAATAATATATTTTGTAACTCTCTTCGTTCTTGCTGCTCATTCTCGAACAATCTCCTAAAGTAATCTCGCTCTTCTCTCATTTCTTTTAGTCCATTTACTAATTCATTTATCAATTCATTATTAACATCTTCAGTGTCGATACTTTCGTTGCCCAAGTCTTCTGTGTCCTCTAACTGCGAACTCATTGCCCGCCGCCGCATCTCTACCAGTAAAGCCTTCAAGATTTCCTCTGGAAGCAAGAAGTTCCAAATTGCGATAATAAGCTGTCTGAGCCTCACTCGTAGCAATTTTAGCTTTCTCATAAATATTATTAAGTCTTTCTCTACGTTTCATTTCTTCTTTACTAACATCAACAAATCTATGAGCACTCTTGGTAGCCAGTCTTAACGCTTCATATGGGTCATCCCCATCGAATTGTGCTACATCTTCTATATCATTCTCATCAGGAATACAAGATGGAATTACATCTATTAATTCCTTATTCTCTCGGCCTTCTGGTCCGTGCGATAATATCTGAAGTTTTGGTAGGTTTGTCTCCGGCTCAGGAGGCCTAAACATATCTAAATATTCGTAATACTTCTCTTCCCCATAGATTCTTAGGATTCTATTCGCTAACTCCGCGTCAAATTCATGCATTGCCAACTGTAACTTAGGCTTTGGTATCCACCTAAGATACTCATGAATCATGTTCTTGCCACCGATTCTATCTTTATCTCCCATCCTTACATCATAACGTCCTTCAAAGACTTCTTCTAGTTCTGGTTGGCCCATTCTACTTAAATTTGCTAGTTCTCTTCCCCAAATCTTAATTGCAGTCTTAGTCCATGCCCATGTTCGATATACATATAGCCTGCCACTTGGTGAAATTGCTGCCCAAATGGCAAATGTCATTGCTGACCAGCCCCAATCTACACATAGAATCTTAGGCCACCAATGAGGAACAACTCTATGTAAATCGTATCCTCTAGCTCCCTCAGGTAAATGTATTACATGCTGGGCATTCTCTGGTTCATCTGCCAACCTATATACTCTAAACTCGCTAAAGACCTGACCTTCATAACTATTCCAGTCGCCATACAGCTTTGCTCTCTTTTCAATTTCTGGTAGTGCCTCTAGACGTTGTAAATAGGTAGGGTCATTGATTAATAAATGTGGATTATCTGCACCCAGGAATGGGATAAAAATCCTCTTAACCTTTGTAACTTTATCTTTTACAATCTTATTTCCGCCTGGGCACGGGTCGATAAATCTCTTCTTAAAGAATTGATGTCCAATATTGCCAGGATTAGTAAAACTACGCACAAAAGCAGGTAAGTCAGGAGACGCACTTCTACATCTAGTAAATGATAAATAAAGATACTGAAAGCCTGTGAAGTGTGTTGATTCATCCCATAAGATGTAATTATATTCAGCAGAATCATACTTCCTTACATCCTGTTCTCTTTCAGCGTGTCCATTCTGGACAATGGCACCACTTGGAAACTTCCACCTCTTTTTAGTCTCATGGTAAGTTGCACCTTGTGGAGAATACCATTCATGCTGTCTTGGTGCAATTTCTTTTTCTATATCTGGATGTGTTCTCCGCATTATGAGTGCTTTGAACTTTGGATGCTCAACAAACTGTCTAATACAAGGGAGTAAAATTCCTAAATCTGTTTTGCCACCACCAGCGGCTCCACCGCCTAAAGCCTCAAATACTGTATCAGGCAGGCTTAAAATTTGTTGTTGCCTATCTGTCGGTTTCCAACATTTCTCGATTACACTTGTAGCATTACCAATATCTTCTGTAGCAGATACTGGAATACTATTAGCTAGCTCTTCTTCTCTTGGGTATGGAACTTGACGAGCCATTATTTTACTATTCTACTATTCTATTATTCTATTATTCTATTTATACGCGCTCATACCTTTTCTAGCAAACTTCTTCCTTTTTTCAGGAGGAGTCTTATCTATAAACTCCTTACCTACTGATTGGCTAATTCCTAATTCCTTAGCCCGGCCGGGGTCATGACTAATCATTTGAAAAAAGCGATATTGTTTGGCACTCTTTGCAGGCATTACGTATTCCTTTCGCCTATTTTATAGTTTTATAGCTTAAATAAAACTTTTGCTTCCATTTCTGAACCAGAATCTCCAGACCAATCATGAAGAAAGGCTCCTTCTACTATCCACTCGCCCTTGAGATTCAATATCTTAACTGGCCTACGAAATATTACAGCAGCTTTCATGCCTGTAGATGTCAATGCTCCAGTAACTACCACACTATCTTCGGGATTAAGTTCTGGCTCTACAGTTTCTCTCCATACTTGCTGTAGTTTCTCAGAGGTGAATATTGCTGACCCTCTTCTTTGTGTATCTATTAATATATTTGTATCAGGCATCCAAATCTGCCTTCTTCATCATCTTTCAATTTACATTTGGTCTATCAAAATTACCTATCAAATCATCAAGATGTTCTTCGCAGAGAAATGTCCAATATCCACCTACCTTATGTTCCATATCATCCCTCGGAAATCCTATTTACTCTTATCTTTAAGTAATTCTACATTCAACTTTACTCTACTTCTTGTTGCTAGTTTCATCTTCTTTTGGTTTCTTTGCAAATCTAGGAGATGTTGCTAGATAAGCAGTCATACCAGTAGCTATCGTAGCTAGAGTACTTAGATTTGGACTAGAACTCTTTGTAGAGGCTGCAAGCAATCCTGCACTTATCGCTGATGCTATTAATAGTAAATCTCTTCTTCGCATGACCTTCTCATTTTATTACTTTTCTGCTGGTTTCTGCTGCTGCTGAATTTGCTGCTGTTGAATCTGACTGCGTAAGGCATCAATAAATAAATGGTCTAAGTAAATATGCCACGATACTTGGAACAAGGCCATACCAAGTAAACCAGCAAAAAGTGCTATAAAATAACCCTTCCGTGTCTGAATATCCATCATATCCATCATCTACATCATCTACCTAAACATTGATAAGCCAGCACGTCAGCACCTACGAAAGTTCCAGCTAAAATCACTGTTGTCGTTGTGCTCGTTGCTCTAGATAAATTCGCTGTCGTTTCATTTGATACAGTGCATGATGGAGCATTAGCCCATGCAGTTCCGAATGTTACTGTGCATGATGTTCCAGATGTTGCTCCTACAGTTACTTTACCAGCAGTATCAGTTCCAGCTATGGTTGCGGCTGTTGTTCCACATGATGCAGCAGTTGTATCAGCAACTGTTGGTGCTGTTCCAATCCCAATGAAATGTGTTGCAGAAAGTCCAGTTTGACTAATCGATGCTCTAGTAGCTAAAGCCTGAGCAGTAGTCCCACTTCCTGTCGCAGTTGGAGTTTGAAAAATAAGTGAAGAAACAGCGCCAGAACCAGTGCCTTTTCCACTAGCTAATATAAAATTGCCTCCAGTAGTATTTGTTCCTGTGATGCCATTTGCTGCTTGTAATGTTTGAGAGATGGCCGCGCCGTTGAAATCAGCGCCGAGTTGGAGGACCGCTGCCGCACTCCGAGCCACAATCAGATCGGCTGTGCTTGCACCACCAGCGCAGAAGCCCAGGGGTAACCCTGGAAGTAAAACACTTGTCGATCCAACAATCAGTGAGACGTTGCCAGCGATATCGAAGAGGATTCCAGACGAATAGTACAGCCCCGTGTTGGCCACTCCCGTAAAGCCGTAGCCGACGTTGTTGTAGCTGCCAACCCGCGCAAGAATTTGTGCGCTGAACGTCTGGTCCCCAGTGAACGTCTGCGCCGCATCCGTCCTAGCTATCGTCGCGCTCGTCGCCGGGAATGTAATAGTAGTAGCATCTGTTCCAGCAAGAGTAAGATTATTATTAAATGTTAATGTTTTCCCACTCGCTCCTGTTAGTGTATAAGTCCCAGTCGTCAGAGTATTGCCATTCAGACTCGTTGCAGTAGCTACTCCTAAACTTGGCGTAGTCAAAGATGGAGAAGTAGCAAAGACAGCCAATCCACTCCCAGTTTCATTACTAAGCAGAGTAGCTAACTGAGCTGATGTAGTTGATGCAAACTGGCTCAAGTCTCCAGCAGTAGTAGCTAGTCCAGTTGTATATGCACTAGTCAAAGTTGTACAAGTAGGAACTCCAGTCCTAGCAGCGATTGAAGTAACTACTTGATTTGTGCAAGCCCCTCCAGCCCCAATAATTGAACCGGAGGCATTTCGAAAGTCAGTACTATATATTGTACTTACTAACCTAGTTCCATCGCTTCCAATATTATATGTATTATTCGCAACTGGTAGCAAATCACCATTTGGTGAAAGCTGCCATCTCGAAGTAGCTTCAGTAGCGAGGTAAAGCCCATTAGTAGCTCCGGCAGCCGAGCCAAGAATTGTATCTCTAGCTGTTCCTCCATTAACTCCACCTTGAGTCCCTACAACAAAATTATTCCCAGACCAGCCTATAGCTCCTACTTCAGCTCCTGCTCCATTTTTAATTCCAAACGTATTTGTTGTTGAATTGGTTGTGCTACTAAGACCTAGAAATCCAGCCGAGGCTCCTCTGGACAAACAGGTATCTGGAGAAGAAGCATTAGAACAGAAAGTATCTGATTCTCCCCCTCCTCCACCTCCGCTACCTAATAGAGTCCAGGTTAGAGTAGCTGAGGGGCAATTATAGATAGCTCCAGTAGTTCGATGAATATAAATTCGACCTGCTAGGCAGCTTCCAGTTACATCAGTTCCAGTAAGAATTACTTGGCCGACATTTACATTAGTTTGTCCCTCCGGCTTTGCCGCTAGAAGATTTATCAAGACTCCTAGAGCTAATCCAAGAGTAAACGCTCGCAAAGTAAACGATTTTGGCAGAAATTTAATAAATCTCATATATCAAATATTAACTACTACAGTAACCGAAGTACCACCAGTACGGGATGCTTGCCTAACTCGGATAAATCTGATATTCAATGGAGTAACATGCCTCATCTCTCCGGTTGCCAGCGTAGAAGTATCCAGCACATTATACTCAGCATCCACATCATTCAGGGCACCTTGCAACTGTAAGCTGATAGCACTAGGAGAGCCAACTATAATAGACTGCCAAACTAGCGGCCTGCCCATGTTAGCCCAATTCGAGGGCAGAGCATAGGAGGAACTCATTGTATCCGCCGTAGAGGTTAGCGCACTTAGTAAATTAACTGGAACTGATGGAATTAGTGTATTTGCCATGTTTTTACTCAAAATCTAAAGCAACGAACACCAGGATTGATTGCTCCATTTGGTGAAATTATTGCATAAGCATTTGGATTATAAGAGCCAACTAAATCAAATGATGAAGCCGGGCCAATAAATGATGCTGTTCCAATAATTGATTCGCTACCTACTAATGAGAAAGATGAAGCTGGCCCCTCAACTACCATTACTCCAGTTGTTTCTAAACTATAAGTTCTTACTTCTCCCGCAGACCAATTTGGTTGGCTAATGCGCGAATCAACCACCTGCCATGCAGAACCATCATAATATTCAAGAGTAAAATTCTTTGGCGCCCCTTCTGGAAAATCTGCGGATGCTTGAATTGTGTACTCAGCTATTATAGTTTGTGTGGCAAAGGTATAAATCCAATCATGAGGAAGTGCAGAAGCAGTTGAATACCAACGAGTTGCAGCATTACCATCAATAGTTTTCGTTGCATCATGAGGTGATTGAATATGGTCTGCTCTACATCGTGCTGAATCTGTTGCCTGATTCGCTCCGCCTGCTGCTGTGCGAAATTGAATTTCCGCGATATAGATGCCATTAGTTCCAGCCTGACAACTTGCAGCCCGTAAACGCCAACTTCGTTTTGTTGCTAGTCCATAGAAGCGTGTCCTTGGTGTTGAACCTGCGTCCCACGTATTTTCAGTCTGTGCATCAGCTACTTGCCACGTAGACCCATCCCAGTATTGAAGTTCAAACGTTAGTGGATGAGTTGCATCAGACACTCCTTGCCCAACTGTAATGGAGTATTGAGTTGGTGTAATAGATGAAGCAAACTCATATTGAAGCCACCAGGGAGTCCCACTATTTGCTGATTGCCAGTAGGTTGAAAGATTACCATCAAATGCAATAGAAGCTGTATGTGCTCCACCTACGTCACTGGATGCTGATGGAGTGCCACCTGTGCAGAGATTGACGGCAGAATCATCAAACAACTGCAATTCGTTGATGATACATGCTGATGCGCCAGTCACCGTGGTGACATATAATCGCCACTTAGTACTACTAGCCATTATCCTTTATTATGAGTATAAGTGCAAGCCGAACAACCAACTGCTGCTGCCGCGACTATACTCACTGTTGGTAGAACTAAATTGTGAGTTCCTGTACCAACAGAACCATCAAATATTGCTGAACCATCAGTTTTACAAGCTCTGAACCAACTAGCTGTTCCTGTTGCATCGGCACTACTATCACTTCCAATAGCATTTGCTGTTGCTACTCCTGCCACGGCTGCTCCAAATGCTGTAGCTCCGAAGGTTAATCTAGCCAATTTAACTTGGCCAGTAATTGCAGTATTAGCAGTAGCAGGTTGAGTTCCATCGTATATGTCTAAATATCCACTATTAAGCAAAGCACAGATTGCATCCGCTGCTGCATTAGCTGCAATATTTGATAATTTAGGATTTAAGGCCATTTAATTCACCTAATCAAGAATGAAAGAACTACAAAGAAGAAACCAAGACTAACTAAATTCAATTTTACTTGGTAATTGATTGCAGAAAGAAAGAATGCAATAGTTGCAAATAACAAGCAGAGCCAACTTGGTGATGGATGCATGAAGTAATTTTTACTCACTTCCGAATTTCATCTCGGCCCAGAACTTCATTTGATAAAGCTTAGGCCTCGATAATGTCATAATGTGATTCATTTTTAATTGTGGGAGCAAAAAGAATAATCTTCGGTTTATTGGCTTCTTCAGCCTCTTCATCCTTCTTCTTGTCTAGATTAGCCACTACATTTGACATAGTAGTTGCTAGAGTTCCTAGTTTCTCTAGTTTAATTGGCTCTGCTCCCTCTAATCTAGGCTTAATTGCTTTCAACGTTGCCATTAGATTATCTAGAGCTAATTCATGAGTTGAATCTCTCTTTGCTTGCCGCGCCTCTTCTTGTTCTTTCTTTAATTGTTTTCCTTTATCCAATACTTCTTCAGTTCTTTCATCCCTTCTATATCCTACCAACCCTCGTTTCATCAGGCTGACGGTGTTCTGACTCGTTCCAAAATTATTAGCTATTGATGTATTTGGTTCGTTTGAGGTTGCGGAAGTGATTGCAATTAAATCACGAACTGGGCCGGGAATGTGGGATGTATCACCATCTATTCTGGTAGGCTTAGTTAGTGGGAGAACTTCTGGGTAGTTAGGCTGTGGTAAAGCTCCCGGCCTGGATTGCTTTAATCTTTGAGAGAGATTGTTAGTGCTACTCAATCTCTTTTCAATTTCTTTCGTGGAGAGTATCATTTAATTCTTTCTTTGATTCTTTCTTTAATATCTTTCTTTAATTCTTTTATTTCGATTTTCTTTCGCTTGACAAACCCGATGCGCCGCCTATGTTATCACACATAAGACTCATCCGGGCCGGGAAGTTGAGGCGAAAGTGTGCAAAATCTTTAAGCAAATTCGACAGGACGGGCGAAGGCCGGGAATACTGATAAAATCAGAATCAAATTCTGACTTTATCTTGCTTATATTTTATTCTATATATCTTCGCCTATTTCTACACATTATAATTAGAGCCAAAGGCTTAGCATTATAAAATAGCCATACATTTAGAAAACTCGGCCCGGGGTGGCCTAGACTTCGCACCCACAGGCCGGATGCAGACCCGGGGCCGCGTGGGAGGTTCCAAGGCCAATCGGCGCAAGCCGCTCCAGTTTGCTATATATAATGATAACCTCAGCCGTTGCTTCTATATTCTCTTCGCCTCTTTTATTCTATTTAATTTATTCTATATATCTTCGCCTAATTTTATTCTATTTAATTTATTACGCTTTTTCTTCGCCATTTTCTTTTCTATATATGTTCGCCTATTCTTATTTATTTTTTCTTTTAAAATAACAAATAGTTAGGGAGGGTGAACCTTTTTCTTTTAATTTGTAGAGGGATGAGTGTACCTCTTTCTTTAAAATAACAAATAGTTAAGAGTAGGGAACCTTGGGCGGCCTCCGCACGAATATGAGACTCTAAAAGGGGGGATACCGCCCTCATTCATTAACCGACAGACTTACTTGCCAAACCATCTACTCAGAGCCAGACAATCGCAAGCTTGCCGCAAGCATGGAGAAGTGAATGGAGATGAATGGAGATGAAAACCTCGATTCGCTCACCATTCGACGAACGAGCGCAGGTCAATAGCATACCGGCCTGAAAGCATGAGATGCGCTCATATCGAATCCAGACGTGCTACCAGGCCATGTTCATTTATGGGATTTATCATCACTTAGGTTGTGGAAAAGCGCCGCAAGTTCACATTTTGCGGCGGCGTTTACGCTCACGGGCCTGCTATTGGTTATCTAATCAATCAAATCTTTGATTATTTGATTCAAAAATTTGGATTCACTCTCAATCAAGGCAGAATCAAGGTAACATCAAGCTAGCATACAAAGCGTAGTGAATTGATACATCGTAACTCCAAGCGGTCCAATAGTTTACGAGCAAAACCTGTAACTGTTGATAAATGTGTATTATCAATTTACACAAAACAAAAGCACTCAATCAAAATCATTCGGCAAAAGCCCCTCTGAGAATGGCAAGCAGTATGCTCAGCTTCGCTGTTGTCTGTTACCTGCCGATTAGAAAGGATGTGATGCAATGCTCTCAGTTAGACTCTATCTCCGCCCGTTCGACCGCTGCGCTTATCTCTGGTTGAGACTAACTACCGTAGAGCTTATCGACTTGCTGCTCTGTGGAGTGCTTGACGATTACAAGTCAATCCGCGTTAGCCTCTCGCGGTAGCCTCTGCTAGTCGATTGTATGGTGAGCTAGGAGAGCCTATTCTAGCTTATCATAGAGTCTACTAACGGGCTCTCTTTGAAAACTGAAAGGATGTGATGTAATGCGTAAGCCTACCACGGTCCACGTCGAAGACGCATCAGGCGGTATGTTTTTCATTTACCGTGTGACTAGCACTCGCCGTGATGGTTCTGAAAGCTCGTATCATACGACCGATTACAAGCTTGCAGAGGCGCGTGAAGCTTCAGACGAGGCAATCGGTTACACGAACGTGGAAATCAAGACGATTCTGGTTTGGTCGAAGTAGTTTCATCGGTTCTGTTGTGGATTAGGGCGATTCTATTCTATATCCTTTCGCCCTAATCTATAACAGAGCTTATGAGGCTCTAATCGAAAGGATGCTGTTTATGAGACTGATGGATTCGGTAAACGACTCGTCGTTCAAAATTCTTTTGGCAATCTGGTTGAAAGACAAGGTGAAGCCTGCGGCTGTCGTTGGCAACCTGCCAAATAGCAGCAAGCCGAGCAAGTAGAGAGCACCCTTTAGGTTTAGCCTAGTAGACTCTCTCTAATCGTTCATTCGATGCAATTCGAGAGAGAACGAAAGGCTAAAACCGGCTACGCCGATTGTCGATTCTGTCGGTTCGTGACTGACGTTCACGATAAATCGGCGTTAGTCGGTCTTTCCGCTTCGCGATTGACAGCAACCTGCCAAGTGTGGTATAATCGGCCTGTGAGAAAGGATGTGAACATGAGCGCAAAGAGCCGACACAATCGGGAGACTCGCGAACTTCGGGGCATGGCGACATCCGGCAATCCTGCCGTTATCGCAAGTGAGGCAAAAATGACCGAACAGACCGCTAGCACGCCGGGAACCGACAAGACGCCGAAAGAGCCACTGTCACTGGTTCCAACGAAAGGAAAGACAAAGGGTAAGGGTTCAAAGGAAATCACCTACAACCAGCTTTCACGCATCCCAGTAGACCCAGATGAGTTCATGAAGCTGGTTCAGCCAACAGCAGATGAGTTTAACGAGTATCTCTACGTCGGCTTCAACGAGAAATCATACAGCGAAGCCGCCGATGAGATTGGAGAATTTGTTGACGACGGCTGGCACAAGGACGTGCAAAAGCTTTTCCGCGACTCGGTTCGGTCCATGCGGAAGCTTTTTGGAGAGAGCAAAACGCTTGATGAGGTTGCCTCTCTCATGCGTCCCGGTGCCGAAGCTGCTCAGGTTGCCAAG